GATCGCCGTTCCGTTCCGGTTGTCCTGCGTGAACTCCCGCCAAGCCTGCCGCAGCGCGTCGATGGCACCCGCCGACAGCGTCTTCTCGGTGGTCAGCAGACCTGCCGGACGGCCGCCGTTCTTGTGCAGCGTGGCCTGGTTCGTCTCGGCCGCCATCGAAAGACTGATGGCCGACCGCGCAAGAGTGACCGAGTTGAGCCCCTTTACGGCGTCCCATTGCAGCGCCGGCAAATGGAACACGTCCTCCGGGCCAAGATCTCCGATATGCCCGAACTCATCCCAGATCCGGTACACCACGCGATACCGGCTCAGCTTGTCGATCTGGTAGTATCCGGGCCGGACGGGGATCAGCTCGCGCAGCTGCCCGTTGACCTTCACCTTCACGGCTAGGGCGTTGCCTGTCAGCGCAGCATGGGCCGTCATGGTGCGGCGAAACTCGATGGACGTCTGCCACTCGTTCGGGCGACGATGCAGCACCCGGTATTCCGGCGCATCCACAGCGATCTTCGATGACCCGTCCGCCTGCCGGCGATAGACATGCAGGGGCGGCGTACCGCAACCATTGGCGATCACGCGCACACAGGCCATCACGGTTGCAACCTGCATGGCCACTTCGGGCGACACCCCCGGCAGGATGCCCTCCCCCGAAGCGCCATCCAAGCGCCGGATGACCTCTTCAAACGGCCGCGGGGTCGGCGCGCCCTTGCGCTCGAAAACGCCGCGCATCCGCGAAATCAGCCCCATCACGCAACCGCCAGTGGCAGAGATTCCAGGTAGGACGCGCCAGATTGCGCCACCGGATCGCGGACCATCAGCATGAACGCGTTGAAGGTGGCCATCAGCGGGTCGATCTTGGCCTTGCCGGCCACTTCCTTCGTGATCCTCACCGCAGACCCCTTGATTTCCGGGCGGGCATTGCCCACCGACCAGCTCATCAGCTTCTGCCCGCCATGCCGGAAGATGCGCTGTTTCAGCATTCTCTCCATTCCCCAGATCGCCGGCGACAGGCGCCAGTCCTGCCCGACGATCACTAGCTGCTCATAGGTGATGCCCTTCTGAAACATCTGGTACTGGATCGCGGCCGAGTTTGTGGTGTCCACGCCCACTGCGCCCTCGGGCGGCAACAGGCCCGCATCCAGCAACCGCGCGGCCGTCGCCGCCACGCCGCGCACGTCGCCGTTGGTGTCATCGTCATCAAGGACAACCAGTTCCCCGGCTTCTTCGAAATCGCGCAGCCTGGGCGCTATTTCCTTGCGTTCCTCGAAGACCTCGGGGTGGGCAAAGGCTCGCACCCAGTGCAGCCAGTGCCCGGTTTCGCGACAGCGACCGATGACAGCTTCCGCAAACAGGTCATCCAGCCCGCCGCCGTCGATTCCCTGCACCGCGACTTCCGACCGATCGATCAGCTCGTCCAGGGTCAGGCCGGTCTCTACGCAATCTTCCCAGTACTGCGCCCCCAGCCAGCCGGCGGAAAGACCGACGCCGATCTCGATGTTCAGATGCTGGCTGGCCCAGATTTGTTCGGCGTGCCGGCTGACCTTGCCATTGTTCTCGTAATCCTCGACCAGCGCCTGCGCATCGATCGACAGGCCAAGGTTCGGCAATAGCAGCGGCCAGTGCCGCCGGTCGCGCCAGTACTCCTGGTTCCTCTGCAGCTCCAACGGGAACTCGTACAGGACCGGCAGCATGATCGGAGAGGCGCCGCCGCGCCCATCCCTGATTTTTCGGGCCTTGTCCAACTCGCTGCGCCACACGCCTGCCGGAGGTTCGTCGCTCTGGGTCGTGATCATCAGCAGGCGCCCGCGCTTCTTCGTAATGCCGCCGCCGCGAATCTGCTGCATCACGGCCTGCGCCTTTGCCTTCTTCCCCAGCTCGTGCACTTCGTCGATGATCGTCATCACTGGGATTTCCCCGGTGACGATTGTGGTGTCGAAGGTCTTTACCTCAAGGCTCGTTCCCTGCGCCGGTCCCTGCCGGCGCGTGATCGTCTTCAGGTGATCCTGCACCTGGAATACCCGTTCCAGCAGCGGATCGAGACGCACCATCCCCTGCGCCTGATCAAAGCACCGTTCGCTGATGTTCTGCGACGGGCCAACCAGCAGCATTTTCCGGTTCGGCGCATCCTCCAGATACAGCGCCGTCAGCGCGAGACCTGCTGCGTAAGTCGACTTCGAATTCTTTTTTGGCACCATGCACAGCAGTTCCCAGACCACCGGTTGGTAGAGCTCTGGATCTTCACTGCACAGGAACGCCAGCATCACGTCCCGGAACCATTTGCCGCAAGCTTCTGCCATGGACGGCGCGCCGGTGACGTCCGGCAGTTTCAAACGATTGAAGAAGGCCAGAGCCTTGCGGGCGCGCTCTTCGTTCAGCGGAACCTCCGCCATGGGCGTCTCGTGCCGCTGCAGTTTTTCCCACCAGTCTGGGCAGGCAAAACGCGGCAGCGGATCAGTTGAGGGCATAGCCCTTCACTTCCCGTTCCAGCGCGTCCAACAGCTCCCTCTCCGCATCCGCCGCTTCCAGGTTGCGCTTCTCCTTCTTGCCCGGCTTCTCACCCTTGGGCATCGATGCCAGCGCGCGCTCCGCCTGCATACGGTCGTTGCGATCGACCAGGTTGCCCAGGACGCGCTGCGCTCCGACATTCCCCGTCGCCGCCTGCTCGGCCACCTGCATCAGGCGCTCTGCTTCGAACCGGTCGCGCATCTGGTCGCGCACCTTGAGGGCGGCTCCAAAATGCCGCTTCAACGTGGCCGTTGAGCATTCGATGGCGTTGGCGATCCGGTCATTCGACCAACCCATAGCCAGCAACAGCTTGACTTTGTTTGAGTTTCTCTCCGTGACCTCAAAGGCGGGCCGCCCGCGCTTGCCCTTGCCGGGCCGAACGGGGTTACCGAAGAGGTCGAAAACCTGTTCTGCCAAGAAAAAACTCTCCGAATGACCCCGACGCCGGTCCCCAGACCGGTCATCCCCCAAGATCTGACCCCCCCGGCCTTTCGGACGGAGTCACAAGCCTTGCTCTTCCCGCTGCTTCGCGCCCGAATGGCAAGTCTGACAAAGGCACTGCAGGTTCTGGTCATCCCAGAACAGCGCCTCATTGCCTCGGTGCGGCACGATGTGGTCGGCGACTAACCGCGACGTGTCATGCTCCAACCGGCCGCACATGCGGCAGGTGCACTCATCCCGCGCAAGCACCTCGCGCCGCAGCGACCGCCAGCGGGCGGTGTGGTACCAGCCGCGCCAGGGCTTTGTCGCGTCTCGGTCCCGACTGGCAAGGGCGGCCGAGCGCGGCAGGTATCCGACCATCGGCGCCATGCGGTGGGTTGCGTCCCGCAGCATCTTCAGCCGCACCGCACCCTCCGCCGCCCGCATTCCCAAATGGAAACGCCCGAGGTTTCCCCCGGGCGCACTTTCCGATCATGGCAAGGAACATGGATCCGAGTGACTTAAGCGTCAAGCCCCTTTCTGCACGGCTCAGGCGGCACCGCCTGCATCCGGTCCAGCGCGTCCGACACCGCCTGCCTCACAATGGCCGTCGTGTCAGTCTTCTTCGACCAACCATGCGCCCGCAGCACCTCGGCCAGGCTCGCACCCTGCAGCACCACCATGTCCACCGCCACGCGCACGGTGATGGCACGGCGCGCCGCGCCGCCCTGGCGCTGCACCTCCAGCGCCATGCCGGGACCGATGGCCGCGATCAGCCCGCGGAGGCGACGGCCCTTGATGATGTAGCCGTCAATGAACAGGCCCGAGGTGCCGCCGCCATGGCCCGGCTGCAGACTGCCGCACTTGAGGGGCGAGCCCTCGCGCCACTCCACCAGCGCCCGGTACTCCGCCGCCACGGCGACCTGGCCCGAGGTGAAGGGCGCCGCCCGCTTGGCCGCCTGTTCCACCCCGCCGGGAATGCCACCCCGGCCCGCCGCCAGCCGCGCCGCCTCGACATCGGCCAGCCGGTCGCGCGCCGCATCCACAGCCCGGCCGTTCTCCATGTCCAGCCGCGACGGCTCCACCCAATGCGCCCCCACCCGCTTGCGCGTGCCGCCCGGCTGCACCTCGTAATCCGGAAGAAGGTACTTGATGCCCCGCGCCGGGGCCACGGGCGCGGCCCGCATCTCGGCCGGGGGCGTGGCGGCGGCCAGCATGGCCTGCACCCGCGCCGCCTCGGCATCGGCCCGGCGCTGGCCCGACAGCCGCCCGATCGCCGCCATCATGATCGACTGGCAGACCAGCATCAGCCGGTTCCGCGCCATCTCGGCCAGCCGCGCCAGCGCCTGCGCCTCGACCTCGGCGATCATCGCCGCGCCGATCTCATCCATCGTCATGCTCATGCCGCTGCCCCTTCCGCCGGCTTGTCGCGGCCCTGCCGCCCCCGATCCACGATTTCGCGCGCCAGCGCCTGGTCGCGCAGATAGCGCTCCAGCCAGCCGCGATCCTCATCCGTCGCGGCATTGCGCTCGATCCGGTCCTGCACGAGGCCCATGCGCCGGTTGTTCTCGGCCGCCTCTTCGCGCATCTGGCGCTGGTCCATCGTCATCGGCGGGCGGCGATGCCGCAGGAGAAAGCGATACAGCTCGACCAGCCAGCCCCCGGCTTCCGCCACAGGCCCCTCGACCGAGGCGAGCCACGAGGTGACGATCCGGTGCTGCGTGATGGGCCGGGCCTGCAAGCCATGCGCCAGCCCGCGCACCGTCACCTCGGCCGGCCACCAGCTGCGCGCGGGGCCATTGCCCGCCTCGATCACCAGTTCGGCCAGGGTGCGCAGGTTCTCGGGCGTCATGTAGGACAGGTGATCGCACAGCCGGTCCAGCAGGGCGGCATGAGCCTCGGCGCTCACGCCCTTGCGCCGCACCATGCCCGCCGCCTCGGCACGCTCCACCAGCAACAGCCGCACCGCGCGCCGGCCCTGCGCGTCCTGCCCGTCCTTCTGCGCGTCTTCGGTCATGGCATCGGCCCTTCTCTCAGCACTTATCCACAGGTTTCCGTTTTATCTCACCGTAAGGAATTTCATTTTATGTACTGTTCTTTCTTGTACTGTCCTTTAGGGCAATCTCACCTTAAGGTTATGAAAACACACTGAGATCAGGTGAGATTTTGGTGAGATAATCTCACCTGATCTCAGTCGATCTCAGCAAAATCTCAGTCAAATCTCACTTCGTCTCAGCATCCGGGAACGGCACCACACGTGGGATCCCGTGCAGGCTTTCGAGGGCTGCCGCAACATTGCCTTCGGTCACGTAGAGCTTGGACTGCCCCAGCCAGATCGCGATCTCGTCCAGCAACTTGGGGTTCTCCGCGAAACGCTTCTTGCCCATGTCGGCCAGCTTCTTCTTCACGCGGTCCCGTGTCACAGCCAACTGATGGGCCTCGCGCCCGGCCTTCTTGCCGTCCCTCCGCTTGGCAGAGGCCGCCGAGATGCGTTCGATGGTTCGGTGCGCCAACCGGCCAGAGAGCATCTGGCCGGTTTCTTCGTCGTGAATGAGAACGGGTTCCCAACCCCAGAGGGCTAGGTCCCGCATGGCTTGCCATTGCTCGACCGAGCGAAACTGCGCCTTGTGGGCGAGCAGAACATCGTCATCGGGCAACGTGCCAGCCGGGTCTTCCAGGTAGGACGTACTCCACAAGATCACCGCGCGACCAACCACATCGTCCCTGTCCATATGCAGCATGCGGGCGACGAAGGACGATTGCAGGAATCTGTGGATATGCCACTCGACCCACTCGTTTGTGGCAAGCGTCTGCCCCAGAGACAGTGAATAGACGCGCGGACCCGGCGATGAACTTGCAGGCTCCAATTCCTACTTCCTTTTCTTCTTGATGTATTTACCGTCCTCGCGTCGCCGCATGAGGAATGATGCAACGATCGGGCTGGCGAACCTCCGTTCGATCGCACCATCTCCAAGATCGACCTCACATTCAGGCCAGAACGGAATGATCCTTTCGAAAGCGTCCTGAAAGGCCTCGTAATCGTTCCCATATCCAGCCAGATATGCGAGGTGATCGATAAGCGCCGGGAGAGTTCCAGGCGGGTCTTGCCGCAGGCTTTCCGCCCACAAGATCAGAGCCGTACCCAGAATATCCCTTCTGTCTTCCTGCAGATTGTTCGCGATCAGCTCGCTGTCGAGAATCTGAAGAAGGATGTTGTCGCGGATCTTCCTTTTGGGTTTCTGCCCCTTGGCCAGCGGATAGCGCCAGTGCCACTTGCGCTTCAAAGCCTTCTTTATTTCACGGTTCGTGTCGTTCATCCATTTTCTCCCGTCAGAAGATGCGGCGCGACATCGGGCGGTCGCCCGTCGCGCCCACTGGCAGCTTGCCAGATGGCCAACAGAAGATGGAATTGCAGCTTGTCATCAAGAGCGGGACTGCCGCCCAGTTCCTTGATGCCCTCTTCCCAAAGCACATGCGCCGCCGCGGCGATGCCGGCGGCAGTCGTGGGGCGCTTGGAAAGCAAGTCTTCGGTCGCCACCACCCAGCAACGCTCCGCAGCGACACAGGACGGTTCATTGAAGTCGCCTGACGGCGAGTGGTGCATCTCGAAGAGCCAGACGGTACGCGCCAGAAACCAGCGCTCCCAAGCGTCCAAGAACGCATCCGGCTGGGTCGGCGCCGGAAGATGAATGTACGAGATCGATCCGTGCATGACGGTTTTCCTACGTTCAGGGTGACACCTGACGCCCGCTTCCAATCGGGTGGCCAGGCAACGGCAGGTTGGAAGACCGCCCGTAGGAAGCGGCAGGGCCGAAGCCCTCCCACCGCGCCTGACCATAGGAAAAGCCGCGACTTGCGCGCGCGGCTCATGGGTGCGCCTACGAACGGACGGGCTTCCAAACCCGGCTTGTCCTTTTGCGACAAGCATCGGGAAGGTGCGCCCGTTCGGCGCCGAAATCAAGGGGGTGCTCGGAAGGCTCATCCCGCCTCCCTTGCCCAGGCCCGCGCATGGGCCGCCGCGCCGCCCGAAGACAGCTCGCTCCAACTGACCCGCCCCGCGGTGATCTGCGCCTGCCGCGCCCCCACCCGGCGGGCCACGCGCGCATGGTCCAGCCCGGCGAAATCGCAGGCCTGCACCCCGTCGCGCGAGGCAAGCCAGACCTCGGCCCGCCGCCGCACCATCACCGCCTCGTCATCCGACCGCACATAGCGCGGCACCGGCGCCAGCACGTCATGCACCGCCTGCAGCACCACGGCGAGCCAGAGCCGCCGGCATCCATCGGCCGGGGCGCTCATGGCGACACCTCGCCCCGATCATCGGCGATGGCCGCAGGCGGCGTAACACCCTCGGCCGGCGCGCCCCGGCGCATCGCGATCTGATGGGCAACCAGGTACAGCCGAACCCCATTGAACAACTGCTTGGCCAGCGCGGCCCGCGCCATCCCTTCCGGCGGCGATATCCGCCCGGACCGCATGTCTTGCAGATCGCTTGCCAGCCCGTCGATGACGGCGCGCAACCCAAGCGCATCGGCGACCGGCTGCGCGCGGTAGTCACGTTCTCCCATAGATCGGCTCCATTCCCTTCTCCGCCCGGTACGCCTCCCCGTCGAGCACCCGCGCCAGAACGAAGATCTGGCCGGCGATGCGCCGATCCCGGTTGCGGTCCCCCAGACCGCCAAACGTCGTTCGGCCCCAATCCCGCTCGCAGCTGCGACAGACCGGCGGAATGTCGGTCTCTTCCCGCGCCTGCCACTGCGGCGGGCGAGGCTTGCCGCAGACCACGCAGTCGAACTCCGGCGCCCGGTCGGGATAGATCGTCATCCCGCCACCTTGCGCGCCAGACCCGCCAGAATCTCATCGCTCGCCATCACCACTTCGAGGATGGCCCCGATGGGCGAGGCGGGCGCGATCTCGCCCGTGCTGAACACCGGCACCCGGCCCAGGGACTTGGCCAGCCCCGCGGGCGGGATGCCGTGCTGCAGGGCCAGGCTGATCAGCACACAGCCATCGGCGATCACGTTCTGCAGGTCGCCCGGCTTCACCGTGTCGGCGAAAACCTCGGCCGGGGTGCCATCCAGGCGCATCCCCACCGTCACGGTGATCGGATGCCCGTTCCACGCGGTCTGCACCGTCACGTTCGGCCGGCGCGCCGGCAGGGGCTCGCGCGGGGTCATGCCAGACTCGCCTGGTAGTCTAGCTTCAGCCGGTCCAGCACATCCCGTGCCGTCTGCCAGCCGATGCCCATGCGCTTCGCCACGCCGCGCACCGTGTCGCCGCCGGCCTCCATCCTCAGAATGGCCAGCAAGTCCGCATCGCTGAACCGGGCGCAAGGGTCGGGCGGCCCATTCTTGCCGCGCCCCGCGCCGGACCTGTGGACCAAGCCGATCACTGCGCTGCGCGAGACGCCGCCGATCTCGCGCGCGATGGCAGCCGCGGACTTGCCATCGTCCCACATCTTCAGGGCAAGCGCCTTGCGCTCGGGCGTCCAGGACGAGGCGATCCCGTGTGTCATTCCGCCTGCCCCCCGTCCAGTGCCAGCAACTCGCCCTGCCGCCCGTCCACGCGGTCCAGCCAGCGGAAGGCCGGCTCCGGCCCGGTCCAGTCGCGGTCCCACACGAACCAGGCATTGCGCTGCGGCGGGCTGCCCTCGCCCGTGAAGTCCAGCTTCCAGCGCATCAGGTAGCAGTAGCTGAAGGGCTGGCGGTCCAGGAGGTCGCCCAACCCGTTCTGGCGCGCGGCAGGCCAGTCCCAGGACAGAAGCAGCGCACAATACCGCCAGCCCGGCAGGGCCAGCGTGTGGCGCAGCCACAGCCCCCGCCCGTCGCGCGCGTTGATCTCGCAGAAGGGCGGGTTGGTGATGATCGCCCCGGCGGGGCTGTCGGTGAAATCGTAGAACGACCGCAGCATCACGCCGGGCCATCCCCGATCGACGATGTCAGACCCGATGCAGGTCAGCCCCATCGCCTGAATCTCGCGCGCCAGGGCGCCGTCGCCCACGGCATTCTCCCAGACCGTGCCGCCGCCCGCCGCCGCGATCCGCGCCCCGTCCCGCGCAAACAGCGCCCGGATCGCCTCGGGCTGGCCGGTGGGATAGAAGTCGGCCCCGCGTCGGTCGGCCGCCTTGGCCCGCGCCATCGGCAGCAGATCGGCCTGCCGGACATCTTCGGCCGGCTTGCCCTTCATCGCCCGGAACAGCGGCTTGGCGGAGGCGGCTGTCACGCCAGCACCCCCGCCGCGATCAGGCAATCGAGGTCATGCCCGGCATCGGCCAGCGCGGTGTGCTTCGTCCCGCTGAACGCCAGCGCATCGCGGTCGAACCGTGCGACGTCGAGCGCCGTGCGCATGTCGCGCACGCGCGTGTAGCGCCAGGGCGGGTCCATCCCGTCGGCGGCCTTCATTGCGGCGGCCCAGATCGGCGGGTCGAAATCCGCGCCCCGCGCCCAAAGGCAGGATTGCGCATCGCAGCCCGCCACGCCCCAGAACTGGCGGAACGCCCCGGCCACCAGCCGCAGGCTGTCGCCCACGCCGAAGACCGCGGCCTGCGCCTCTGGCCCCTGCATCCGCCACCAGGCGACGGTCTCGGGGTCCACGTCCAGCCCGGCCATCAGGCTGGACCCCACGTCGATGGTCCGCTCGAAACTCGCCAGCACATCGCCGCCCTTCCGGCGGAAGGCGATGGCGCCGACCTGCAGCACCACGCAGCCCGGCCTGGTGCCAAGCGTCTCCAGGTCCAGCATCATGTCCACGCGATCGCTCACGCCGCCCTCCCCGCCTGCGCCGCGCGCAGATCCTCGATGAACCGCTGCAACCGGGCCGAGGGCGTGGCGACCAGCACCACCGTCCCGCCCTCGGGCCGCTCAGCCCAATCGGCAAAGCCCCCCGCCTCGGCGAAAAGCCTCAGCCACTCCAACCCGTCCGGCACCGACCGCGCCAGCCGCAGCATCTCGCCCACGGCGCGGCGATAGGCGGTGGTGTCATGCGCATAGACCGCCTCCGTCATGCCACGTCCCCCCTGCCCGCCGCCGCCAGCCGCGCCTCGACCTGCGCCAGACCGTGCATGACCGATGTGTGATCCACCCCAAGCGCCGCACCGATCTTCGCCAGCGACAGCCCGCGGTTGCGCGCCACCTGCATGACCGTCCAGCGCGCCCGCACCGTCAGCTGGTCGCGCCGGGCCGACAGGATCCGCTCCGGCGCGATGCCGAACTGCGCCGCCACCTGTTCCACGATCCCGCCCACGATCACCTCGGGCCGCATCGCCATGCGCAGCGCCGCCACCTCGGCCGCGACGGCCCGCGCATCGGCAATGGCCTGGCCGTCATGCAGCGCCCGGGCAATCTCGCCCAGGCTC